GTCCAGAGTTTCCTGGTCTACGGGTTCTCGGTGTTCGAGATCCTGTGGAAAGTCAGGGAAGGTCCGGACGCCCCTCCCTCGGGCCGTTCCAAGTATGATGACAAGCGCATAGCTTGGCGGGACTTCTCGATCCGGGCGCAGGAGACGATCGTCAGATGGGACATGGACTCCTCGGGGAACCTCAAGGGATTGTGGCAAGTGGCCCCGCCCGACTACAGGGAGCGCTACATCCCTGCGGAGAAATTCATTCTGTTCAGGACCGAAGCGCACAAAGGAAATCCGGAGGGACGTAGTATCCTTCGAAACTGCTATTTGTCATGGTATTTTAAGAAAAATCTGCAGATTTTGGAAGGAATCGGGGCGGAGAGGGATCTCGCGGGACTGCCGGTTTTGTACGTGCCTTACGACTACCTGACGGATCCTGATAAAGAGAAGGATAGGGCATGGTTGCAGAGTCTTATCGAGAACATTCGCCAGGACGAGGAAGCCGGCCTGCTTCTCCCGATGGACCCGTACGCCGAAGGGGGGCCTCGGGAGCTCATGCGCTTGGAGCTGATTTCCTCGGCCGGAAGCAAGCAGTTCGACACGTCGGAGATCATCCAGCGGTACGATCACGCCATAGCGCAAACCGTCCTAGCGGACTTCGTCCTGCTGGGCCTGGAGAGCAAGGGCTCCTACGCCCTGGCCAGGGAGAAGCGCACCGTGTTCGAGACCGCCCTCATAGCCTGGCTCGATTCCATCGCGGACACGATCAACGCCAAGGCGGTGCGCCAGTTGTTCGAATTTAACGACTTCGGCATCGACAATCCGCCCAAGCTGGTGGCCCGCTTGCCGAGGGTGCCGGACCTCGACGAGGTGACGAAGCTGATCGACGCCCTGGCGAGGGCAGGCGCGGAGCTATTCCCCGACGAGGACCTGGAGAACGCCCTGCGGGCGCAAGTAGGGCTTCCCGCGAAGAAGACGGAGGCGTGAGATGGCCCTCCGCTCCCGCCTCCTTTCCTCCGAGATGACCTCCATGAGGGCGGAGGGCCTTTCCAAAGCGAGAGGCAGGAAGGTTTCGGTCAAGGAAGCCCGCGAAGCCTTCGTCGACGCCTTCGAGGAGATCCGGCGCGAGGTCAAGAGCGAAGACATCAGGGAAGCCCTGGAAGAAGAGAAACCCAGCGAATTTGTCAAGAAACTCGAAAAAGCGGGCATCATGACCGCGGCCCTGCTCGGGGCTTGGAAGGTGCTCGATCCTCATTTTCTTTACTACGCTAATCGGGAAGTCATTTACTGGGACTGGGACCGGCGTTTGGTCCCCGGCGATTCTTGGGTCAGGGCCTGGCTCAAGAAGTACGGGCTTCGAAGGGTGAAAGATCTTTCGGCGGAAACGATCGATGCGGTCAGGGTCGCTTTGGATCGGGCGCTCGAACGGGGAGAGAACCCGCTCGTGGCGGCCCGGCGGATCAGGGCGATGATCGGGCCTAACTCTCGCCAAATGGGGGCCGTCGAGCGGTACTACTCCAGATTGTTGGATCAAGGAGTCGCGCAGAGGAAGGCGCGGGAACTGACGCAGAAATTGGCGGACAGGTACGTCAAGCAACGGGCCGAGACGATCGCGAGGACGGAACTGATCGCGGCGGAAAACCACGGACGACTGGAAGCTTGGGATCGGGCGGTGGGTGCGAAACTGATCGGGGAAGAATCGGAAAAAGAATGGGTCACGGCGTGGGACGAAAGGACGTGTCCTCTCTGCGCCCTCGAAGACGGCGTGCGGGTAAAGCTGGACGAACCTTTCCCGGACGTGGGCGTCATGGCCCCGCCCGCTCACCCCCGCTGTAGGTGCAGCATGAACCTCATCCCGGCTCCCGCCCGATGAGGGACTTGACAAGCGGGAAGATCCGTCGTATATGAAGAGTGAAGGAGGCGTCATGAGGAAACTGCTGGGTGTCCTGTGTGCAGTGCTGGTTTTCGGTACGATTTGCTCTGGTTCCAGCCTGGATCTGTATCTCCTCCGGATGGCCGATTGTCTCCAAGAATTCTCCATTGTTGGCAAGCAGGTTTCCCAAGGTGGGCTCGGCTTCAGCGAAGCGGCCGAGCGCCTGAAGGGAATCTCGCGGGAAGCGGACTTGGTGTTTTACAACGCCGCCTTGGTCGTTCGAGAGAACGGGACCGATTTCCAGAAGCTTTACATCATCGCGGCGTCGTCACTGTCTCTCAGGTTGGGCTACGAGGGATTCGTTAATCGGGACGTGGAGAAGCTCGAGGCCGCGACCGAGTTGACGGAGCTGGTGCTCGAATTGATGGAGGAGCTCAAACGTGAAGGAGCATAAGTGGACTTTGATTACTCTTACAAACCGAAACCAACATTCTTTGACGGGATCCAGTTTCGGTCCCGACTTGAGGCGAAATGGGCCGCTTTCTTTTCTCTTGCGGGATGGCAATGGCTTTATGAACCGCTAGATCTTGGCGAATGGTCTCCCGATTTCCTTCTCATCGTTCCGGATCCTAATGAAGAGGACAGAGAACACCGTCTCTTTGTTGAAGTAAAGCCTTGCTTGGATCGGGTGCAATGCAAGGCTTATCACCATGAGAGATTCGACTCGAAACTGGTTCGGAAAGATCCCGTCCCAGCTGTGTTCGGAGTCGAACCCAGGGCCACTTACTGGGAGAGATTTCGAGGGCGCAAGAAACGAGCTTATAGTATAGATGAGTGCAGTAAAGATGCCGAGGATTTATGGAAGGCGGCTTCTAACATAGTTCAATGGTGCGGCGAAGCTGGAAGGGTCGATCCTTTCTGGAGTAAAACTTACAGGATGTTGAGGAACATCATTCTTGGGCTCTTAGAGAAGCTCGGGCCGAGTACCACAGAAGAGATCGCGATGATTGGGAAGGAAACAGAGCTCGTGAAGAGAGTCCTCTATCAAATGCGAAAAGATGGCCTGATACGGATGTCTCAGGGAGAATGGATTAGCAGGTCAGGAGTCACGGTGTTTCAGGAATATCTTATAAAAATAAGCAATGAAGAGCGCATCATCTCTTATCTGAAAGAGCATAGACGCGCTTCGGTCGAGGCAATTGCAGATGATCTGGGCTTTCAGAAAGCGCAAGTCAGAAAATATCTTTGGCTATTGCGAGAGAAGCACTTAGTAGCGAGAAATCCGGAAGGAGAATGGGTTTTACTTGCTGATGAAGCGGTTCCATTTTAGCCTTTAAGGCGAGCGTGCGAGCACTCAAAACACTTGTCATGCCGGGAATCTCAGAGTAATCTCCTTCACGATGGCTACGATTCCCGAGCGGGTTCGCGGACTTTACCTGGTAGCGCCGCACGGCACGCTATTGGCGACCGGAGAAAAGCGGGCCGTGGTCAAAGCGCGCAAGTTCAGGATGGCGGGCGAGTGGCTCGCCATCTTGGAGGATCAACGTCTCCTCGGGGTGGCCAAGTTCAAACCGCCCAAGCCTCTGACCGTTGAAGAGTTTAACAGGACTTATGATCTTCATCGCATCTCTCCGGAGGAACGCATCGCGTGGTGGATGGACAAGAGAAAGCTATGGCTTTATCCGGTCGACGAAGTTTACGCTTACCCCAGTCCGATCGAGTACGACGTGCCGCCGGGAACCCAGACCTTCGTCAAGGAGGTCGTCCTTCCCAGTCGCGACAAACTTGTCAAAGTCGAGCCGATCGAAAAGCTCGAGCTGAGGCGGTTCAGGGCCGAGGGCGTGGACTACGACCTGGAGCACCCCGAGGCCAGGCGCGCCGAGTTGCAGGCCGACCTCCGTTACCTCAGTGTGGGCTACGACCGCCTCAAGCGCGGGCTGAAATGGGGCGACTGGACCCTCGAGGACGTCCTCCGGTACTTCGGCACGATCGTGGACACTTTGAGGGAGAAGGTCAACCCGGCGTACTTCCCGGAGCCTCCGGCCGGCGATCCCAAGTGGAAGACGAACTGGTGGCAATGCTACAAGGAAGCCAGAGAGAAGGGTTATCTCAAGACGAAGCCCCAAGAGAAAGCCAGGCAAGCGGCCCTGGGCCTCGTCTACCGCGACGGCGAGATCCTCTTGATCAAGCGCAAGAACGAGCCTCGGGTCTGGAGCCCGCCCGGTGGCTTTCTTTCGGGCCGCGATCCCGTGACCGCGGCTCTGGAGGAGGTTCAGGAGGAGACCGGCGTGCTGGCCGATCCCGTGATGGAGGAGCCTTGGCGGGAGATCACCGTCGGAGGGGTGCGCTTGCATTTGGTTCCGATGCGTTGGATCAAAGGTGAGGGCGAGCCTTTGGCCGAGGCCGACGAGGTCGGCTGGTTCGGGCTCGACGAACTTCCGGAACCGATCTCGCCTTTCCCCGAAGTCCTCCGCGCCGGCCAAGCCATCGCGAAAGACGGGCTGGGCGAAACGAAACTGAGGGAGGCGTTCGAGAAGCTCCCCGACGCCTTCGTTGTCGTTCCAGACTGGGCTTCCTTGACCGGGTCCGCGATCTACGGCAAGAACCGCAAGCCGCACGACATCGACATCGTCCTCCGGGCGGACGCCCCGTCCGGGTCGCTCCTCAAGCTGGAACGGGCCCTGAAAGAGGCGATAGGCGAAGGCTTGCCCGTGCAGTTCTCCCTCGAACCCCAAGGGCCGACCTGGGCTTATTTGCCCCTTTACACCCTAGTCGCGGTGAAGAACCCCGAGTTCGAGATCCGCTCGCTGCCGGAGCCCGGGTTCGCCGAACGGTTCTACAAGGCGGCCGTGCAGGAAGACATCTCCAAGATCAAGCCGCTGGAGCCGGTGGCCCATTACAAGGCGGCCGGGGAATTCTACGGAGGAGAGGAAGAGGAACTCTGGGAGAAATGGGCCAGGCGCGCGATAGAGCGAGGAGAAAAGATCTGCGTGCAGCCGAAAGCCGACGGTTTCAGGGTGCACCTCCACAAGAAGGAATCGGAGTTCGCGGTGTTCACAGAGAAGGGCCTGGAGCGCTCGGCCGCCTTCCCGGACTTCCCGAAGTTGATCGGGAAACTCCCTTGCCGCGAATGCATCTTGGACGTGGAGGCGATGGCCTACAAGGATCCGGAATGGAGACGGCCCCAGAACCGGTGGGAGATGGCCTGGATTGGGTCCGCGAAGGAGCCGCACGACGAGCCGGTCACGTTCTGGGCGCACGACATCTTGTGGCTCGACGGGAAGAACGTCTGCGGCCTCCCCTACCTGGAGCGGCTGAAGCTCCTCCGCAAGCTGATCGGCGACGGCGTGACGGCGGGCAAGTTGCGGATTGTGGTCATGCCCACCAAGATCGCGATCGGCAAGCGGGGGCTCCTGGAAGCGCTCGAGTGGGCCGATTCGCAGCGGCGATGCAACTCCGAAGGGGCGATGCTCAAGTTCCTGTCCTTCAAGTACGACACAGGGGTCCTGGGCGGGGTCGTGAAGTACAAGACGGTTCCCGAGCTCGACACTCTGGCTATCGGTTGGCGCAAGGTCCCGGCGGGCAAGCCTCCGCACGTGCGTTGGACCAGGGAGCAGGCTTTCAAGGAACTTCCCAAGTTATTGGAGAAGTCGAACACTTACATCTTCCGATGCGCGCTAAGGAGCGAGGAAGACCCGAACCTGTGGCTCCCGCTGGAAGGGGACCACGAGCTTTCCGAGTCCGACCTCAAGCTGGACTGGGACGAGGAAAAGCAAACGTGGAAGGGAACGGACGATCCCAAATACTGGACCATGCTTCCGGGCTGGCCGGAGCGCAAGGCCGGAGAGCTGGCGTACGGCAACACGTACGCCTGCAAGGTGGAGGACCCATCGTGGCTGAAGAAGGGCCTGGTGATCACGGTGCGGCCGGCGGAGCTCCGGCCGTTCAAGGGCGAGGACGGGAAGTGGCACATTTCCTGGCAACATCCCTTGTCGCCGAATCCCAAGGAACCGGGTTCGCCGGTCGGGAGCGTGGAAGCCGCCTTGCGCGCCTACAAACTGGATCCGAAAGACTTCCAACCTTTGGCGTGGAAGGAGTGGAAGTTATGATCGAAAAGCAAAAGGGACCATCGATCGAGTATCCACCAAAACCTAATGAGGTTAAGCGGTTTATAGTACAAAGTCATATTCGTGGAAGGAGTAATCACTGGGACTTTCGCTTCGCGCTGAACGACGTCGCGGAAGGCTGGACCGTGAACGCGAACGTGGAAGGCGCGATCAAGATCCCCATCGTGACCCTGGCGCAACTCAAAGCCCTCCACGAGGACCAGAAGGCGTGGAAAGTGGACCTCGAGACCGGCAAGATCCTGCCCCGCAAAGTGAGGACCACCATCCGGGGCAAGACCAGGATCGTGGTTCGTCCCGGCAACCTGTTCGCGACTCCCAAGGCGGCCGTGATCCCCAAGGAGTGGATGGACGTCGAAGGGCGGACTCCTTTCCCTCCTGACTGGCCGAAAACGGTCCTGGAGTGGTGGGACAAATGGCCTAACTACGTCAGGGCCGAACTCCGGAAGGCGGGCTGGGATCCCGAACGGGCCCGGGCGATCTTGGACGGGAAGGAGAAATGGGAAGTCGAGGGAGTCCCGGTCGGGGCCACGCGGGCCTTCCCTGGAGTTTTCTACAAGTTCGAGGACGGTTTGTACACGCTCGGTTGTTTCCCGCCAGATCAGAAAGTTTTCACGTCAGTTGGCTGGAAACCTATCAAAGACATTAGAGAAGGCGACATGCTCTTGCGTGCGGACGGGCGAGGCTTCCAGAAAGTACTGTCGGTGTTTGAGCGAGATTGTGACGAGGGTCTTATCGAGATTAAAGCCTCAGCTGTCCCGCCTATAAGGGCGACTCCTGATCATCTCTTTCTCGCTTACCAACCGGCTGGGCCTCGCTGGAGAGAACGTTATGCTGGGATAAACGAGGAGACTGGAAAGCCTCGGTATGTTTCCAACAAAGATTTCAAGCCTCAGTTGGCGTGGGTTCCTGCAAAGGAACTTCGTCCTGGCGATTTTCTCGCTGTTCCGAGGCCAAAGCGACTCCGGGAAGCTTTTCCACTTGATATGCCTGGCTTATACCAAGGTCCGCTCACACCTGATCATGCTTGGCTTATCGGGCTTTTCCTCGCAGATGGCTCGATAGCTCTGACGCCCGGGCAAGTAACTTTCTATTTGAACCCTAAGACCGATCAGGAAGCGATTGGCAAGCTCAAAGACATCCTTTTGAATTTGGGTGTGAAAAAGGTCGCGACTTCGAAGCGTCCTGGTTGTCTCGCGATTAGAGTCACTTCTGCTCCTCTGGTCAATTTCCTGTTGGAGAATTGTTTCACAGAAGAAGGAGAGAAGCGGGTTCCGCTTGAGCTCCTCTTTCTATCGGCTGACGTAGCATTGGGCCTTCTTCGTGGACTTTATGCCGGAGACGGTCGCCGAATGTCTTCAGTGCAACATGGCCTTGCGAAAACAGCTGACTTCGGAAACACTTCTTGGGATTTAATTTACCCCGCTCAGCTTATATTGGCGCGCTTCGGTTATTTAGGAACGTGGAATGCATATAAACAAACCAAGCAAAGCAGAAGGCTGTGTCAAACCTTATTATGGTCCTCAAGGTTCTTTAACCCCGAAGATCCCTCAAGCATTCCTGATCCAAAGCGTCTGTCGCGGTTTTCGCAGGTGCTGCTTGACCAGACCGAAGGATTTGTTCTCACTAGAATAAAAAGAGTGAAAAAGGAAGCATACCACGGGAAGGTTTATGACTTAGAAACAGAGGATCACACTATTCCGGTAGGAGTCGTGGCTCATAACAGTCGTCGCCCCTGGTTCTTCGAATATCATATCGAGCAAGGAAAGTTCTTCCAAGGCAGGCTCTGTTTCCGCCTCGTAACGCGAGAGAAGGCCGAGAAGTCCACGGCCTGGCAGGAGCTCGTGGCTTCCCGGTTCTTCATCGTGGACGGGCCGGGCGGGGCCAAGATCGTGAAGCAGGTCCTGCCGCCGGCCGAAGCGGAAGAGGAAGCCAAGCTTCCCGGCTTTTGGATGTTCCAGACACCCGATCCTCCGGGAGAGATTCACCCTTACGTCCTTTCGGAGGAAGCGATCGAAAAGAAATGGCTCCCTCCGAGGCCGGCGTCGGCCTTGCCGCAGAAGTTCCAGAAGGAAGCCCCGAAGGAGCTGAGGTTCTGGACGATCGAGGACAGGGAAAAAGCCCTCGAGGCCAGGGAAAAGCTGGCGGAGTTCTTCGAGTCGGGAGCCAAGAAATCCTTCCCTGTGGTGAAACTGAGGAAGGGAGAATTCAAGCTCGTCGCCCAGCACTGGCGGGGTCCGGTCATCATCAGGTGGGGCCCGAGCGCTTCGCTGTACCATCTCCTGATCAAAGTCGGTTCGGACCGCTGGCTCATCGGCCTGGACAACGACCCGCGGATAAGGGAGGCGGTGGCCGGTTTATCGGAGGACATGGACCTGTGGCGGGAGCTCTGGGAGACGAAGGAGCGCCGGGACGTGGAACCGGGGACCGACCTCAACTCCACGAAGGACACGCCTTCCTGGGTCGAGCTGGCCGACGAGGGACCGGTCGAGATCATGGAGCAAGAGGCGGGATTCCTCAAGCTCAAGCTCGGGGGAAAGAAACTCGAGGGCCTTTGGGTCCTGACCGAGGAGGAACCCGGGGCCGGGATCTGGGCCTTCACGAGGGAAGAAGTCGCGCCCGTGACCAAGGCGCTGAGGGCCGTCCTGCAGCTCCACTCCTGGGAAGGCGGGAAGGAATACGACCTGCGGCTCGAGCGTCCCGAGGGCTGGATATGGGAGTTCCATTTCAAGGAAGATCCGCGCAAGGTCGAGGACCAACTCGCTCCCGGGAACAAGTGCTACGACCTGACCTGGCTCGAGATAAATGAGCCGGAAAAGCGGAAGGTGCAGGGAGTTTGGACTCGGGTCGAGCCGCTGGAGTCCGGCTCCGTCGTTTGGGAAGAGTTCGCGCCGGATTCCATCAGGTTCGCCCTGACCGGGATGGGAGCTCTGTCCGGCACCTGGACCGCTTCCCTCCGGGAAGGCGGCTGGCTAATCGAAAAGCTCGTGGAGAAAAGCCTGCCCCTCGAGATCGTCAGGAAGGACGCCAAGAAGCGGGTCGTGACCGGCATCGTGCTCGAACCGGGCACGAAAGACGCGCAGGGCGACATCATACCGGCGGAGGAGATCGAAAAGGCCGCCTGGGATTTCCTGGCAAGGTGGCGGTATACCGGGCTTCATCACGAAGGCGAGCCCGATCCGCGCTTGCAGGTGGTGGAGAGCTGGATCGCCCCGGTCGAATTCAGTTTCCCCGAAAACAAGAAATTTGTGGTGAGGAAAGGGACGTGGCTCCTTTCGGTGCGGTGCCCGCCCGACATTTGGGAGAAGGTCGAAAAGGGCGAACTCAGGGGATTTTCGATCCAGGGGATGGGCAAGCGAAAGCGGCTAAGTCGGGAGCGATCTTGACGGTTCCTTCGTTCGAGTGTAGAATTCCTTGAGGTGGTGATTATGTACGTATCGTTCCGTTCCTTCATCCGCAAACGGCGCAACCGGGGGGATGAAACGATTGTGAACGTGGCGACCCACAATATCGGCCTCTGGAAAA